CACCGTTCTTCCCACCGTTCTTCCCACCAGGGTTCTTTGCCCCACCAGGGTTCTTTGCCCCACCAAGCTTCTTCGCACCACCAAGCTTCTTTGCCCCACCAGGGTTCTTTGCCCCACCAGGGTTCTTTTCTCCACCAGGGTTCTTTGCCCCACCAAGCTTCTTTGCCCCACCAGGGTTCTTTTCTCCACCAGGGTTCTTTTCTCCACCAAGATTTGGTGGAGGCGGTCTAAGATTCTACTAAAATAAATACAATAGCAGGGGGCAACCCCTGCTATTGTGCTGTTTAAATACAAATGATACAATGTACGTATGACAAATTTTAATGATAATTATTCTTTTTCTTCAAAAGAACAGCTTTTCCCTGGAGTTTGGGTTTACAGAAATGTAATTAAAAAAGAAATTGATGTTATTAATAGGCTTAATAATATTGGTAAGGCTGCTATAGAAGACGGGGACTCAAGGTACGCCTGGACATTTGGTTTTGTAGGATACAGTGAAAAAAGGCCATCGTACAGAGATTGTGAAGATATAAAAGTAGCAGAAATCACACAGCCAAATTCAAATACAGAAACCCTTGTGTCAGATCTATGGAAAGATCTAAAAAAGTATCAGTTGTCAGCCGTTGAAGACTATTGCGGAATGTATAACGTAAAGATGAATTATTGGGAAGTCATGAATTGCATCAGGTACGGTAAAGGACAGCATTTCCAAGAGCATGCTGATCATGGATTTTCATATAGCGCCACAGTTTCTTTGGTTGCATATGTAAATGATGATTATGAAGGGGGAAATCTTTATTTCCCTAAATTAAATTTAGATATAAAGCCACAAGCTGGGGATCTTTATATTTTCCCATCCACTTATTTATTTTCTCACAGAGCAATGCCAGTTGAATCTGGAATGAAATTTTCAATTGTTACTATGCTAGATTACAATGATCATGCACATAGACAAGAGTTTATGCAAATGAGAGCAAAGTGGGTAGAAGAAGATTCAAAAACTGGTAAAAATTCTTATGCATAGCATAGATGTTTTTGTTACCAGAGAAGGACTTGGTATGGTTGATACACTTTCGGCAAAAAGAAAGTGGATGGACGACACATTTGACTCTCATGCCTACAAGTGTTTCCCAGTTAGCTTAACAAACCAGCTAGGCTGGGGCATATCTTTCCCAGAAGATATATCTTTTATATGGGACGGTATTTCTGATAGCAGTTCAGATCATGTAAAAATACTATCTGGTGAAAAATATGCATACTCTGGAAGAGCAAATGCTACAATCAGTTTTAATAGTGGTTTAGTTTTTAAAACTAACAAAGACTTGAGCTTGCTTTCTATGCCTGTTCCTAATTTATTTATTGATGGTGCAGTTCCATTTACAACTCTAATCAGTAGTTCATTTTTTACAGGAGAGCTACCAATTGCTTGGATGATAACAAAGCCAAATGAAATAATAACCATAAAGGCTGGAACTCCAGTTATATCTATATTGCCAATTGATCTGGAGTCATTAAATAATTCAGAGATGGTATTGCGTCCAATTTCTGAATTCCCACAACCAGTGTACAATGATATAGAAAATCCAAATGACTACTCTGAAACAATTAAGGCTTTAAATCAATCTGGAGACTGGTCTAATTTTTATCGAGATGCCGTAGATCATTTAAAAAGAAAAATAGGCAGCCATCAGGTAAAAGCAATAAGGCTAAAAGTTATTAATGCTATAATAAATAATGGAGGAAGCCATGAAAGCAGCAAATAATTGGACTCACGAGCCACCAAAATCTATAACCCCATCTGGATTTTTTGGGAATTCATCTAGCAATATTATAGAGATTAAAGACTTCTTAACAATAGATGAAAGAAAGCGCCTTATGGATTTTGCACTTAACAATAAAATTTGGGACATAACTGAAACACACAGAGATGAAGACGGACTCGTACTTTATGATCATACAATTTGGGAAGACAGAGTTTGCACTTATAACTCTTTAATGGCTTCAGACCCAAGCATACTAGAACTTATTTATAGCATGATTGCAAGATTAAAAATTGAGGTAGATAAGTTCTTTAGCGTTGATGCAAAAGAAACTGGACCAGCAATTGTTAGATGGCCAGTGGGTGCTAGACAAGAGCCTCATGCTGATAAAGAGTTCCATTCTGGACCAGAAAAAGGAAGAGCAAATGATTTTCCTTGGTATGACCTAGCTGGGCTATTCTATTTTAACGACGATTATGAAGGTGGAGAGCTATATTTCCCTCAGCATGGGATTGAGTTTCAGCCAGTTGCAGGAGCAGCATATTTTTTCCCAGGCGATATGAATTATACGCATGGAGTTAGACCAGTTAAATCTGGTAATAGATTCACTTCGCCATTTTTTTGGACGATAACTAAGCATACAGGAGAAAGACAGCCATGAGTAATTTAGAATATGTAGAGATTTACCCTAAAATAGATGTATATAGAAATGTGTTAAAGAATCCTTCCGAGCTTTATCAAACAATGAATGAGTCGGAAAAAAAATCGAATGGCGAGTATTTCTTGAGACCTTGGGATCAATGGTCACACTTTGGAACGTATACACAAAAGAAAGAACTATCAGAATGTTCACCAGATATACTTAGCCATGAAATGTTTATCAAGGAAAAAGCTTTTGTTGATGAGATAGAAGATGCTTATACTAAAGTTGTTTTAGATTATGTAAAGAGACACAACATTGATCTTCCAGAAGGATGGCGTTTTAGTGGATGTTCTTACTCTAAGTATCATGCAAAAATAGACATGCTTCAAAATAATATGACTATGCAATACCATACAGACCATATTACTTCTCAAAAAGATATGCCTGGAGACAAATTCTTTTTGACATGTACCATGTATATTAATGATGACTACGATGGTGGAGATATAGAGTTTTACGTAGACGGCAAGTTTATAAACCATAAGCCAGTTGCAGGAGACATTTTAGTATTTCCCTCTGTTGAGCCATACTTTCATGGAGTTAAAACAATTAATACAAACGAGAAGTTTTTTGTTAGAAATTTTATAATGGTTCCTCACAGTGGAACAGAAGAGTGGCTAGCTAATCAAAGACGCTATGGTGCATACAAGTGGGCACAAATGGAATCTAAAAGAATAGACCATGACGACAAAAGGAATATGGTCTATTTTAAGGATGGCGCTAGGGTGTCATACGAAGAGTACAACCCACAAGATATGGGAGGACAATAAAATATGGAAAGAGAAATGGTTATAACAAGACATAAAGAAGACATTGTAACTTATGAAAACTTTCTTACAAAAGAAGAATGCGAAGCAATTATAAAAGTATTAGCAATAAAAATGGAAAAAGATCAGCTAAGGTGGATGCCAATTTCATTTTATGAATCGTATTCATCAGGCACTCCAGAATTAAATGATCCAGACACAATTGAGTGTGGGCTCCCAGGAGATTTCTTTCAAGTTCTTAGACAAAGAGTAATCGATGCTACTGCAGATATGGCTGGCAAAAACCCAGAGCAGATGTCACAAATAAGTTGGCACTCTCAAAGATGGGCACCAGGAGCATTTGCTAATATGCATTCTGATAACACTTCTAATGATGGAGTATCAGGAGCATTTACAAGAAGCAGATATGCAACCTTCCTTTATCTAAATGATGACTTTGAAGATGGTATCTTAAACTTTAAGCATGGTCTGACTATTGTTCCTAAAACTGGCACACTTGTTACATTTGCTGGAGGTTTTCATAATATGCATGAAGTTACCACAGTTAAAAAATCAATACGTTACACACTCGGTTCATTTTGGGATGATAGAGAAGAAGAAGATTACCCGCAAGAAGTAAGAGATGCATGGGCGGAAGAGCTCAAGCAGGTTAGAGCAATGCAGGCAGATGAAGCTATTGAATGGGAAGATTATCGAAATAAAGGTTTAAGAATAACTCCACGTGGAGAAGTGTATCCAGCATCAGAAGTAGAGAAATAAAATGAATAGTGAAATAGAGTTTAAACAGTTTGTAATGTTTGATTTGCAAATACTTGATGACAATATATGGTATTGGGAAAATTCTCTTAGCTATCCAGACTACCTTAAAAATTTTATTGAAGAATTAGACTTAGACCCAATTTCTTATAACAGAATTTCAAGGTGGGAAAGCTGGAATGCAAGTGACGATCAATCTCATTCTTACGGATCAACAAAAAATATTTTTACTTCTAAGCTAAAAGAGTCTACTGGATCTGATGCAATTGATAAGAAAACTCTTTACGTAGCAAATAGTTTCCTAATGGCATTTGAAATGTGTTCTGAAAGATATTTGGCGGGCCATGGATTAGATAAAAATAATTACAATCTAGAGTTAAATCAAGTTCCAATTAAAAAATGGAATCAAGGTGGGTACATGGGGCCTCATTTTGATGGTCAAGATGGAGACTCTACGCTGGCCTTCTCTCTTGTTGCATACATAAATGATGATTACCAAGGTGGAGAAATTAATTTTCCAAATCAAAATATTACAATAAAGCCAAAGGCTGGCAGTATGATAATGTTCCCTTCACAGCTTCCATATTTACATGAGGTAAAGCCTATCATTTCTGGGACTAGATACATGAGCCCATCTCACGTATATATTAAGTAAATTGGTGGTATAATAAAAAAATGAGCACAACAGGCAAAGGTTTTAGATACCCACAATATACAGACACTCCAGACGTCCCCAGAGACCTCGGTTACCTCGCTGCCGACGTAGATGCCTATCTTGACGACCACCCTGGCCCACAGGGTCCTTCAGGCACCTTAACAATAGGCTCTGTAACAACTGTTAGCGCATCAACTCCAGCATCAGTAGTAAATGTTGGAACCCCACAAGCAGCAATATTAAACTTAACATTACCTAGAGGAGTAGATGGAATAATTGGAGGCCCAGGACCCTCTAATATTCTTTCCATTGGAACAGTCGAAGAAGGTGGATCTGCAGCTGCTACAATAACTGGAACTAGCCCATCTCAAACCCTTAACCTTGTTTTGCCACAGGGACCAGAAGGGCCACAAGGCCCACAAGGAATTCCTGGACCAACTACGCTAGCAGTTGGAACAACAACAACTGGCGCAGCTGGAACAAATGCATCTGTTACAAATACTGGTACATCAACTAACGCAGTATTTGCATTTACAATTCCAAGAGGGAACACAGGATTAACAGGACCACAGGGTCCGCAAGGAATTCCTGGATCAAGTGCAACCATTGATCCAGTCCCTACAACTATTTCATTAAACATTCCCACAACATCTGGATACGGTGTAAACTCAAACTGGTACCCAATAGCAAACAACCTTTATTCAATAGGGCAGCCAATTGATGGTGGTGCTGGAGTAGCATCAAATAGATTTTGGAAAACAATATACTCTAACACTGGAACAATAAATACTTCTGATGAAAGACTAAAAACAGATATTATTTCTTCCGACTTAGGCTTAGATTTTATAAACAATTTAAATCCAGTAAAATATAAATTTATTGAGGGTGGGAAAGAATTGGTGGACGGAGACTTGGTTTCACTTCCTGGAACAAGAACTCATTATGGTCTTATAGCTCAACAAGTAAAAGAAGCTCTAGATGAATCTGGCATAGAAGATTTTGCTGGTTGGGTAAAGATTGACATGTCAGAAGAAGATTCGATGCAAGGATTGAGATACGATCAGTTTATATCACCACTTATTAAAGCAGTACAAGAGCTCACAGCGAGAGTTAAAGCACTAGAAGAGATTTAAGACATGTCATATAAATACAATGTCTTAAACGATAACCCACTTGCGTTTTACTTGCTAGATGAAGTCCGTTCTGGAGAAGCTGGAGTATACAGTAACTTAACAACAC